CCCACACCCCGGCCCCCTCGTCGTCCCCTCAGGTAGGCATACCGCTATATCCACGCGGATTTTTTCCACCCACCACCCCCGGAAGGGAGGCCCAGGCCCATGGCCAGACCCCCTGGGCTACGCGTCGTCGACCCCGCCGCGGCCCCTGACGAACCCACCAAGACCCGCAAGAAGACGACCCATCCCGTGGCCGCGGCATGCGACACCGGGACCCGCCGCGACGTGCTCGTCGCGCTGCGCACCCGCCTGGCCCGAAGCATCGACGACCCGGCCACCCCGGCCCGCGACCTGGCGTCGCTGTCTCGCCGGCTGCTGGAAGTGACGAAGGACCTCGAGTCCCTGGACGCCGCGGCCGAGCAGGAGGACGGCACAGCCGCACCGACACCGGATGAGCACTGGACCGCTATCTGAAGTCGCCCGGCACCTGATCCTTCCCTCCGGGATCGTGTCGACCGGCTGGCCGGCCGTTCGGGACAAGTGCGCCGAACTGGGGATCCAGTTCGACCCGTGGCAGGACGGAGCCGGCCGGGGGATCCTCGCCAAACGCGCCGACGGGCTGTACGCCGCCGGGATCGGCGGGGTGGTCATCTCCATCCCCAGGCAGGTCGGCAAGACCTACCTCATCGGCGCTCTGGTCTTCGCGCTGTGCCTGCTGTTCCCCGGCACGACGGTGATCTGGACGGCTCACCGGTACCGGACCGCCGGCGAGACGTTCGCCGCGATGCAGGCGATGGCCAGGCGGCGGAAGATCGCACCGCATGTGCGCAAGATCTGGTTGGGGTCCGGCGAGGAAGAGATCGCGTTCACCAACGGAAGCCGGGTGCTGTTCGGTGCGCGTGAGCGTGGCTTCGGTCGTGGCTTCGCCGGTGTGGCAGTGCTGGTGTTCGACGAGGCGCAGATCATGACCGAGTCGGTGATGGAGGACATGGTCCCCACCACCAACACCCACCCGAACCCGCTGCTGCTGTTCATCGGCACCCCGCCGCGACCCAAGGACCCCTCCGAGGTGTTCGTCGCGAAACGCACCGCGGCGCTGGCCGGGGAGGATCCCGACATCTTCTACCTGGAGCTGTCCGCCGATCCGGACGCCGACCCGATGGACCGCACCCAGTGGGCGAAGGCGAACCCGTCCTACCCGCTGCGCACCCCGGCCGCGTCGATGCTGCGGATGAAGAAGAACCTGCCCAGTCTGGACTCGTTCCTGCGTGAGGGGCTGGGGATCTGGTCGACGAAGGTCGCGGATCCGCCGGTGATCGACCCGGAGACGTGGGGACTGCTGGCAGGGGCACCGCCCGAGGACGGCATCACCGCCTACGCTGTCAGGTTCTCCGCCGACGGGAAGGCGATGGCGCTGGCTGTGGCTGTGCAACCCGACGAGGACGGCCTGCCGGCGTTCGTGGAGATCGTCGACTACGCGTCCACCACCGCGGGGCTGTCCGGGGTGGCGGACTGGCTGGCCGAACGGTGGCGTGACGCGACCGCGATCGTGCTCGACGGGAAGTCCGCGGCCGGTGCGCTGGCCACCGAACTGAAGACCCGCGGGGTGCGGGACAACCGCATCGTGCGGCCCACCTTCGAGGACTCCGTCACCGCGAACGCCGGACTGCTGCAGGCGGTCCTCGCCGGGACCGTGGCACACGCCGGTCAGCCCGGGCTGACGAACTCGGTGGCCGGATCCGCCAGGCAGAACATCGGCAAGCAGGGCGGCTGGGGGTGGCGGCCCATCAGCGAGGACGACGACACCCTGCCGGTGGAGGTCGCCGCCCTGGCCCTGTGGGGTGTCACCTCCGGCAAAGGCAAACGCAAGGGCAAGGCCCGCCGCGGCGATCGCGGTCAACGACGAGGCAGAGAGGCGGTGGTGATGTGACGAAACAGAAGAAGGCACGCGAGGCGATCCGTCTGCCAGACGTCGACGACGAAACCAATGCCACTCTGCGCCGGCTGCTCGACCAGCTGCTCGACCTGCAGCCCCGCAACGTGATTCGCTCGGCCTACATGGACGGGCGTCGGGCCCGCTCGCAGCTGTCCACCGATGTCGTCCCGCCGATCTACAAGAACCTGGGCCTGGTCCTCGGCTGGTGCGCGAAGTCAGTGGATCTGCTCGGCAGGCGCTGCAACCTTGAGGGGTTCGCCTGGCCCGACGGGGATCTCGACTCGATCGGCGCGGCCGGGATGTGGGAGAGCAACGACCTGGGCTCCGAGATCAACCAGGCGATCGTGTCGTCCCTGGAGCACGGTGTGGCGTTCGTGGTCACCACCAGGGGGCAGGACAACGAACCGGACGTGCTGTTCCAGTTCCGTGACGCCACCCAGGCCACCGGGGAACTGAACGAACGCACCCGCCGGTTGGAGAACCTGCTGGTCATCACCGGCTACCACGACGACGGCAGGATCTCCGGGTTGGTGCTGTACCTGCCGGACCTCACCATCGAGGCCCGCCGCGACGGCGGGAAGTGGGAGGTCGAGCAGACCGAACACACCTGGGGGGTGCCCGCCGAACCGCTGGTCTACCGGCCGCGGTTGCGCCGACGGTTCGGGTCCAGCCGGATCACCCGGCCGATGATGAGCCTGCAGGACGCCGCTGTGCGGACCTTGATCCGTCTCGAAGGGCACATGGACGTGTACTCGTTCCCTGAGATGTGGATGCTCGGCGCGGATCTGAAGGTGTTCCGCAACGCCGACGGTTCGGTGAAGGCACCGTGGCAGGTGATGCTCGGCCGGATCAAAGGCGTCCCGGACGATGACGAGTTGGACAACCCCCGCGTCGACGTCAAGCAGTTCCCAGCCCAGTCCCCGGCACCACACCTGGCGGACATCAACGCCCTGGCGAAGCTGTTCGCCCGGGAGGCTTCGCTGCCGGATGCATCCCTGGCGATCACTGACATGTCGAACCCGACGTCGGCGGATGCCTACGACGCCGCCCAATACGATCTGATCGCTGAGGCTGAGGGTGCCACGGACGGGTGGACCGGTGCGCTGCGCCGCTCCTACCTGCGCGGCCTGGCGATGCAGAACGATCTGGACGAGGTGCCCGCCGAGTGGCTGAGCATGCAGGCCCACTGGCGCAACCCACGGTTCCTGTCCCGCTCGGCTGAGGCCGACGCCGGTGTGAAGCAACTGTCCGCGGTGCCGTGGCTGGCCGAAACCGAGATCGGTCTGGAACTGCTCGGTCTGACCCGGGAGCAGCGCGCCCAGGCCCTCGGCGAGCTGCAACGCACCCGCTCCGCGACGATGCTCACGCAGCTGACAGCGGCCAGCACTGCGGGTCAGAGCGGCGAGACGCCGGCGGTGGAGGCTGCAGCGTTGAAGTCGAAGGCGGACGCCCTCGGATCGCTGATCCGGTCCGGGGTGGATCCGGAGTCGGCCGCCCAGCAGGTCGGCCTGTCCGGGGTCGAGTTCACCGGGGCGATGCCGGTGTCACTGCGCCTGCCTGAGAACGACGCCAGCCAGCTCGAGCAGAGGTAGCCGCGCGTGGTGACCGCCGCCGATGCGCAGCGCCTGCGGCAGGCCCAGGACGGGCTGCAGGCCCTGGCACAACGTGACCTGTTGGCGATCTGGGCGACGCTGGACCTGTCCTCTCCTGAACGTGCCCGCGACGAGCTCATCGAGCTGACCACCCAGCTGGTCCGGTCGTACGGCAGGGTGGGGGCGGATGTGGCCGCGGACTGGTACGACATCGTGCGGGCCGACGCGGCCGCGGCCGGCCGTTTCCGTGCCGAGCCGGTGCTACTGGACCAGGCCGAACAGATCGACCGGACCGTGCGGCGCGCGGCCGGAGCGCTGTTCACCGACAGCCCGGCCGGAGTGCTGACCGCGTTGAAAGGCCCGATCGGTAAGTACACGGTGGCACCGGCCCGGGCCACCATCGTGCAGGCCACCTGGGCCGACCCGGCCGCCTCCGGCTGGGCGCGGGTCACCAGGGCAGGGTCGTGCGGGTTCTGCCGGATGCTGGCCCAGCGAGGGGCGGTGTACCGCAAGGACACCGCAACGTTCGCCTCCCACTCACACTGCAACTGCGCGGCCGTCCCCTCGTTCGACCCGGACGCACCCGAGGTCGACGCCCGCGCCTACACCGCATCGCGGCGGATGTCCGACGTCAAGCTGCGCGCGGCCGCCGGGGACGCCAACGCGGCCCGGGTGCTGCAGGAGCACCGCGACCGGGTCCGCGCCTACGTCGACGCCTACGTCGACTGAACAGACTTCCCACCCCTGATTCCGGGGCTGGGGTACGCCAACGCGAAGCGGTCAATTCGCGGTCACAAGGAGGGCCACCATGGGCAATCTGCAACGGAAGTTCTGGCTGCGTTTCACCACCGGTGAAGGTCAGGACGGCGGAGGGACCGAGCCGGGCGAAGGCCAGGAGTTCACCCCGATCACCTCCCAGGAAGACCTGAACAAGGTCATCCAGGACCGGGTGAGCCGGGAACGTAAGAAGTTCGCCGACTACAAGGACCTCAAGGCCAAGGCCGACGAGCTGGACCGGCTGAAGTCGGAGAACCAGTCGGCAGAAGACCGGGCAGCCCAGCAGCTCGCCGACATGCAGAAACGCATCGACGAGATGACGCTGACCACGTTGCGGGCCAAGGTCCAGGCCTCCCATGGAATCTCCGACGCCGACGCGGACCTGTTCCTCACCGGCACCGACGAGGAAACCCTCACACGCCAGGCCAAGGCGCTGGCGGACCGCGACAAGGACCGCAAGAAAAAGGGCCCTGTCGTTCCCACTCAGGGAAACCATCCAACGAAGACCGGCGGCGACGAGGCCCTGCGGGAGTTCACCCGCGGGGTGTTCGGGCGCACCGACTGACGAACCTTTAGGAGGTTCACATGGCAACTGTGCTGAGCACGGGCATGCTCGAACTGCCCCCTCATCTGATCGATCCGTGGCTGGAGAAGGTCGCGAACGGGTCGACCGTGGCCGCGCTGTCCGGGGCAAGCCCCATGCAGTTCGGCGCCGAAGAGGCATTCATCTTCGACATCGGTGAGGCCGAGCTGGTCGGCCAGGGACAGGCGAAGAGCCCGTCCGACGTCACCAAGGACACCAAGTCCACCGCACCGTACAAGTTCCAGAAGACGGTGCGTCTGAACCAGGAGGTTCAGTGGGCCGACGAGGACTACCAGATGCGCGCGATCGCGCAGATCCTCGACCGGATCCAACCGGCGCTGTCCCGAGCCCTGGACTTCGGGGTGTTCCACGGGATCAACCCGGCCACCGGGGAACGTGCCGCATCCATCGAGGAGTGTCTGGCGGACACCACCAACGAGGTGGAGATCGCCGCGGCGAAGCCGTACACCTACCTCGACGCGGCCGACACCCTCGTCCTGGCAGGCGGCTACGTGCCCTCCTCGGTGGCGATCGACCCGTCCTGGGCGTCGGCGTTCTCCACTGCCCGCGGCACCAACAGCGAGCAGAAGCTGTACCCGAACTTCCGGCTGTCCACCGAGGTGTCCGAACTCGACGGTCACCGCGCGTCGGTGTCGAACACCGTCGGGGCGCTCGGAGTGGCCGACACCGCCACCAACATCAAGGCGTTCGACGGGGACTTCTCCGGCATCCGCTGGGGTGTGCAGCGTCAACTCGGCCTGGAGATGATCCAGTACGGCGACCCGGACGGTCAGGGCGACCTGAAGCGCAACAACCAGATCGCGTTCCGCGCCGAGGTTGTGTACGGCTGGGGCATCTGGGACCTGGCGGCGTTCGCCAAGGTCATCGATGAGACTCCGTAACACCGCTGGGGTGGTCGTGGCGTGTGACGACGCCACGGCCGCCCTGCTGGGCTCCGACTGGACCCCGATCACCGAACCCACCCCAGAGCAGCAGGCGGAGGCACCTCATGACGGCACTGGCCACACCCGCCGACGTCGTAGCACGCCTCGGAAGAGCGCTGGCAGCAAACGAGACAGCGAGAGCTGACGGGCTGCTCGAAGAGGCGTCCGACCTTGTCGTCGGGCATCTCGGGTTCAACCCGGCCGACCGGGACGAGGCCGACCTCGACCTGGTCGCCCGGGTCGTGTCCCGGATGGTCGCCCGGGTCCTCGAGCAGAGCACCGCCGCTGGCGGGGTGTTCGGGGCGACCAGCATGACCGACCAGATCGGGGACTTCTCCCAGACCCGGTCGTTCGCGCAGGGCACCACCACTGGGGGGCCGTGGCTGTCCAAGGCCGACAAGGTCGCGCTGCGGCCACTGTCGGAGCAGACCACACCGTTCGCTGTGGACACCGCGCCCGGATCCGGTCCGTGGCACGCCCAAAGCCGCTCGGTCGTGTTCGGTGCTGCGTACTGCGACTGCGGATCCGACCTGAACGCCGGTCAGGGACCGGTCTTCGGGGAGGTCTGACCATGCCGTTCGTCGTGCCGGACAACCCTGTGGAGGGGACAGGGCTGCTGCCCGAACGGCTGCTGCACGTTGTGACCCTGTCCCGCGCCGAGCAGGTCCCCGACCCGGTCGACGGGTCGGTGTCCACACAGTGGCAGTCGTTCCAGATCCTGGGCCGGATCGCACGCGGATCCGCCGGGGAGGCCACCGAGGATGGGCGGCAAGGCGCGGTGTCGACCGCGAAACTGCTGACCAACACCGGGGAGGTCCGGTCAGCTGACCGGATCATCGACAGCGACAGCGACACCATCCCGTTCGTGTGGGAGGTCGCCGGGGCCCCAGTCCCGGTGTGGAACGCAGACCGGGTGCACCACTGGGCGGCACCCTTGCGGAGGGTCGACGGATGAAGTTGCGCATCAACCATGCCGGGATGCGGCAGATCCTCACCAGCGAGGCCGCGCCCGTGGCGGCCCGGATCGCTGACCGCGTCGCGGCCTCCGCCGAGGCGCTGGCCGGATCCGTCGACGGTGAACCAGTCCAGGCGACCCGGCACGACGAGATCGGGAGGTCCCGGGCCCGCTCATCAGTGATCCTGACCCACCCGACCGACGCCGGCCGCCGTGCTGGACGTGACGCGGCCACCGCCGCGGTGCAGATCGCCGGTGAAGCATGACCCGGCAGTGGTTCGAAGCGACAGCGGTGGTCACTACCTGGCTGACCGCCGTGCAGGACCTTCCCGTGCGCTGGGCGGTGCCGGACCCCCGCCCGAACGCGTTCATCGTGGTGCGCCGGGCCGGATCCGGTGAACCGTCATCCTGGCAGGACATCGCCCAGATGGACATCGAGTGCTGGTCCGGCGGTCCGCACTCCAACCCGAAACCGGCCAGTGACCTCGCTGCGACTGTCCGCGGGCTGCTCGACGCCATGCCCGACGGGGACAACCCCGTGCGGGAGGTCACCGTCACCGGGGTGGCGTTCTCCCCCGACCCTGTCTCCCGATGCCCACGTGTGGTGATCGGGTGTCAGGTGCAGCTGCGCGCTGCAGCCTGACAGGTCCAGACCGGACCCAGCCACCACCACTACCCCCTTCGATTGAGAGGACCTCAGCATGACTGCTGAAACGATCCATTCCGGTTCCGGTCGGGCTTTCCTGGCTCCCTTCGGCACCGCCCTGCCTGACAGCACCGCTGACATGGCTGCCCTGCCGGTCGCGTTCATCGACCTTGGCGAGGTCAACGAGGACGGCCTCGAGCATGTGTTCTCAGTGGGCAAGGAGATCATCAAGAACTGGGAAGGTGTCCCGGTCAAGATCGTGTCGACGTCCAGCGAGACCACGTTCAAGCTGACGTTCCTGGAGACGAACGCCGAAGTGTTGAAGGCGTTCTACGGTGCCGACATCGAGGACGACGGCGGCACCGGATCGAAGATCGAGATCGGTGCACCCGCCGATGCCGACTACTGCATGGTCATCGCTGTGCAGGACAAGGGCACCCAGAAGCTGAAGGTCTACGCGTTGGAGCGGGTCCAGGTCGCTGACCGGGACTCCGTTAACGACAAACCTGGGCAGGCCGGCTACGGGATGACGTTCCAGGCGTTGAAGAACCCGACCAGCGGCAAGACCGGATACCTGCTCCTCGACGACGACCTGACCGGCGCCTGAGCGGATCCCCTGAACAGCGGGCCGGGAACAGTCGGGTGGCTCTGCGGCCCGGCCCGCTGACAGCACCATCACAGCCACCCACCCACCAGAAGGAAGCCACCCAATGCCCGAAGAACTGTCATCCGACGTCGTCAACGAGCTGATCACCGTCGGATCCGCGCCCAGCCCTGACCCCGTCGACGTCGGCGGGATCAAAGTGTCCGGTTCGGCTGCTGCTGCGCTCGGCCGGAAACCAGCGGTCAGCGACGAGATGCGCGCCCTCATGGAAGAACGCGCCTCCAGCCCGCTGACGATCGACTGGTACGGGCTGAAGCTGCACATCGAACCGCAGATCAAGTGGGGCATGCGGGCGGCCCTGGCCGAACGCCGCGGCGACGACCTCGGCATGCTCATCGCCGTGTTCGGTGAAGACCAGCTAATCGCCATGACCGAGGCCGAACACTTCACCCCGGCCGCGCTCGAAGAGCTGATGCTGGCCATCCAGCAGTACTACGACCCGTCGGGAAAATAGCCCGCACCGTCGCCCTGCTCGTCGACGAGCAGTGGGACCAGGCCGAGGCCGACCTGCAGCAGTACTACGGGGTCGACCTGTGCGGGCTGATCACCGGGCAGTTGAGTATGCGCCGGGCGGCGGTGCTGCTCGAACAACTGCCCCCGGACTCCCGCTGGTGGACAGCGATCCGCCGTCGGCCCGAAGCCAAACCGGGCGGCGACCTGGACGCGGTCCGGTGGGGAACCACCCACGAACTACTCGCAGGTGTCATCGACGCCTGCCATGACATCGCCTGGACCGTCGCACAGGTCAACAGCACCAAGGACGTCCCGAAGACGAAACCGTATCCGCGGCCTCGGGTCGGACGGCCTGAACAGGCAGTTGCGATGACCGACAAGAACCGCGCCCAGGTCGAGGCGTGGGCCGAATCGTTGAGACGACGCAAGAGGGAGGTGGCAGGCGATGGCGATTGAAGTCGCAACCGGATATGTGTCCATCGTCCCATCCACCGCTGGCTTCGCTCGGCAACTCGACAAAGACCTGGGCAACGCTGCCGCCGACGCCGGCGACAAGTCCGGCAAGAAGTTCGCCGGCGGAATGGCCTCCCACATCAAGGGGATCGCGGTCGGGTTCGCCGGTGCGTTTGCCGCGACCAAGGGCATCCAGTTCTTCCAGGACTCCATCCAGGAGGCCTCCGACCTGAACGAGTCCTTGAACGCGGTCAAGGTCACCTACGGCAAGAACGCCGAGGCGGTCAACCGGCTCGGGGAGGAAGCGGCCCGGTCCCTGGGCCTGTCCAAGACCGAGTTCAACGCCCTGTCCGTGCGGTTCTCCAACTTCGCCACCACCGTGGCAGGCAACGGCGGGGACGTCGTCGGCACTCTCGACGACCTGACCACCCGCGCATCGGACTTCGCGTCGGTGATGAACCTCGACGTCAAAGAGGCCGCGGAGCTGTTCCAGTCTGGTCTGGCTGGTGAAACCGAACCTTTACGCGCGTACGGCATCGATCTGTCCGCGGCTGCTGTCGGTAACCATGCTGTCGCCACCGGGATCGCCGAGTCGGCCAACGAAATGACCGAGGCGCAGAAAGTCCAGGCCCGGTACTCGCTGCTCATGAAGAGCACAGCCAAGACGGCCGGCGACTTCGCGAACACCTCCGACTCCCTGGCCAACCGGCAAAGGATCGTCAAGGCCGAGATGGCCAACGCCAAGGCCGAGATCGGCACCGCTCTGATGCCGGCCATGGAAGGCCTGGCGCGGCTCACACAAACGCAACTGGTCCCCGCTGTGCGCACCTTTGGACAGTGGATGTCCACCACCGGGGTGCCGAAGTTGCAGCAGCTCGGCGGCTGGGTGCGCGACAACGGGTCCTGGCTGGGCAAACTCGCGATCGCGGTCGGTGGGGCTGTCGTGGCGTGGAAGGCCTACCAGGGTGTGACCGCCGCGATCAGCTTCGCCCGCACCGCGATCAGCATCGGCGCGCAGACAACCGCCTGGATCGCGAACACGGCCTCAGTCGTGGCGAACCGGATCGCCCTTGTCGCTTCCAGAGTCGCGATGTTCGCCGTGCGCAGTGCTGTAATGGCGTGGACCGCGGCGCAGTGGGCGCTCAACGTGGCCCTGAACGCGAACCCCATCGGCATCGTGGTCATGGCGATCGCCGCGCTGGTCGCGATTGTGGTGCTTCTATGGAACAAGAACGAGGGCTTCCGTAACTTCATCATCGGCGCTTGGCAAAAGATCAAGGCTGTCGCCGAGGTTGTCTGGGAGGGCATCAAGAAGGTCATCGAGGTCGTGTGGAAGGCGATCTCCTGGTACGTCCGCACGTACATCAAGGTGGTCCGCACCGTCATCGAGACCGTGTGGAACTGGATCCGGACCGCCAGCGAGACCGTGTGGGGAGCCATCCAGAAGGCTGTCGAAGTCGTGTGGAAGGCGATCTCGTGGTACGTCCGCACGTACATCGAGGTGGTCCGCACCGTCATCGAGACCGTGTGGAACTGGCTGAAGACCGCGACCCAGGCCGCCTGGAATGTCATCCGAGACGCGATCATCAACCCCATCCAGACCGCATGGAACCGGGCCCGCGAGATCGTACAGACGATGCGCACGCGGCTCAGCGAGATATGGGCTGCGATCCGTGACCGGGCCTCCGAAGCGTGGCAGAACATCAAGTCCGCCATCGTCACCCCCATCAGCAACCTGTGGTCACGGCTGTCTGAACTACTCACCGGAGAACAAGGCCTGGCCGGGAAGCTGGCCAATGTCTGGACCAACATCAAGAACACAGCATCGACCGCGTGGGAGGCCGTCAAGAAGGCCATCACCGGGCCCATCAGTGAGGCGTGGGAACGCCTCAAGGAGATCCTCGGGGTCGGTGATTATGACGGGCTGATCGACCGGATCAGTGGCGTCTGGGACACGGTCTCCAGTAAGGCCTCCGACGCGTGGAACGGCATCGTCGGGGTGATCAAGAAGCCCATCGAAGAGCTGGTCACCTGGATCGAGGACATGTTCGGCAAGATCGGCGGGTTCGTCAAGTCAGTCAAGGACCTGTTCGGCGGCGGCGGGGGAGGCTACGGAGGGCTGAACCCCGGCTCCCTGATCCCCAAGGTCGTCACCCCATCCAACGGCGGGACCGGCGCGGGCATGACCTCCTGGACTTCCGGGGCTGGCAACGTCGGGGCTGCGTTCCGCGCCTACAACCCGGGCATCTGGTCCTGGGACGGCGGGTACCACAACGGCCAAGACATCGGCGCACCAGCCGGCACCCCGGTCGTATCCCAGCGGGTCGGTGTCGTCACCCAGGCAGGGTGGGGAGGCTGGGCAGGCAACACCGTCATCATGCGGATGCCCAACGGTGTCAGCCTGCAGTTCGCGCACCTGTC